ACAGCAAATAATTCTTTTTCTCCTCCTAAATTTGTAACAGCATCTGTTGATATTGTTACTGTAGCGTAAAATCCTTTAATACCAGACATAGCATTGTAACTAACACCACCTGCGTTTATTTGAATATTACCAACTTCTCCGTTTGTAGCGGGACTATTGTTTATTAAGTTAGCTACATATAAATTTTCTTTTCTATTAAATCCAGCATAGTATTGTATACCATCTTGAACATAAGCCCCTTGTGTATAACTATAAACTTGAGCTGTAGTATCTTCACTATTAGCCCAGTTGTTATTTGAAAAGTTTAAGTTTCTACCAACTGTATCTGATATAAAACTGCTAACTTGCCACCCATTACTTCCTTCGTATGAAACTGTTTTAAAGTTTTTAGAAGCTGCAACGCTAGGGTTAAATACAAAAGTTATAGACGTTGGTGTTTGTGTCTGTCCATAAAAAACATTTCTTGTGCCACTTTGTGAATAATGTTGATAAAGTTTACCTGAGTTAAGACTATAAAACTGATTACCTAAACTAAACATTTGATCTGGTTTATAACTAAAAAAGCTAGTCCAACCTTTTACAAGTTCATCATAAGCTAAAGTGTCATAACCAGAATCAATAGCGTTGTTGTTAGGTTCTTGTGTTGATACAACATACTGTTTGTTATAAATATCATAACCACCTAGTATTTTACCTTCAACACCAGCAACTGTTAAACCACCTAAAGTATCTCTAAAATAATCTACCATATTAGCAGATGATATTTCATCTAAACCTGACTGAGAAAGTCTTAATATAACATTGTTATTTCTATCAGAAAAATATTTATTTCTTCCATATATTGCAAAACTAGTAGGATCTTTACTTATACCAAATTTACCTAAATACGGTTGTATTGCTCCAATAACTAAGTTAGCACTTGTTACGGTTCCTCCACCTTCAGCAGAGTATATAGCGTCTTTATCTATTAACGCTCTACTTACTTTTAGTTCTTGAAATATATTTAAATTAGTATCTTCTGCATATAGTTTTTGTATTGAACCATTTGCTGGGTCTACAGATTTTATTATGTCTTCTGCTACTGAAAATACATTTGTATTATTAATACCGGTTCTAGAGTTAAATATACCAGAGTATATTAATGAGTTACCACGTCTAGTTCCGTTAGGTTCTTCTTCTACTAAATAAGCTTTAGCGCCAAAAGATACTGTTGTGTTATTATAACCACCGTTTATTCTTGATTCTTCTATCACCCAATTATTAGGAACAGCGTTTCCATTAGGTCTAGGATAACCTCCTTTAGCAGCAGGTATACCCATTGAACCATTCCACACAGGTATGTTACCATAACCAGGTGATGGCGTAGTTTGCGCTTTGTTTACTTTCTTAAGAAGGAATGTGTTGAAGTATTTTACTTCTATTATCGCAGCCATATATATTATTATTACTTATTTTTTTTAAACATTACAAGTGTTTGCTGGATCATTTGCGTCTAAAGCTAATTTAACAAAAGAGTTTGGTAAATTGTTTTGAGTGTATGTTGTATCTCTTGCGCAAACAACAGCGTAACCAGGAAACGTATTAACTGGTGGATCTACAAAACTAACCACACCCTCGTCAACACCTTCACATGTGGTAAATGTTCCGCTAATAACACTACCAGTTCCTCCATAAGTAAACTTATAAGAATAACAAGGAGTTCTATTTATAACTAAATTAAAAGTACGAGATTGAGATAAACCTCCAGCATCTGTAGCAGTAGCAACACAAACATATGTTCCATCTACCATAGAATTAGGCGGGTTACTGCCGTTAAAAAATACACGACCATTCCAAAAAGCATTTACTCTTGATTGACTTATTAAAATATTTCCAGTTCCTGATGGACCATAGTTAACACTATCTTTTGTTACTGTTAAGGACCATGATATATCTTTCCAAGCTACATCTGGACTTGGGATTGCTACACCAGCAAAAGCGCCATTTTGTGCTTGAACATTTGTTATTGTTCCATTTCCTCCACCATCAGTTCCAGGTATGTATGTTACGTTTGCAGGTTGAGCAAATGTTGGTATAACGTTTATTAATGAAACTGGTTGTTGAGTTATAAAAGATTGTATACCTTCGTAGTTTACTTCAAAAGTAAAAGAATATGTTTGTTTAGTAGAACTTTGATTGCTAAAATATAAATAATCTTCTAGCTCAACATTATAATTATTACCAGTTCTTGCTAAACTAAAAGTACTAGTAACATCACTTCCGCTATAATCTAAAACACTATGTAATTGCAATTGAGGCGGTGTTGTAGCGGCATAAACAATATCATTACCAAATTGATCTAATATTGTAAATGAAGCACTTAGAATTTCTGAGTTTAAAGCTAATGATTCTTTAAATGCGCTTGCGTTAAATCCACTTAAAGAAACAGCATCTGCAGTTCCACCTAGAACAGCCTGATTTAATTCAGTTATCAAACCTTCAGATGTAGTTTCCCAAAATATATCTAAATTAGAATTAACACCATCAGTTTCCATTACAGCTAGCTGAGGCATAGTAACCCAATCGTAAAGTATACTGTCATTTGTAGGTGAAAAAGTTAACACATCGTTTACCGTTGTTCCTTCTAAGTTATTGCTTAATGTTATTTTCCAAAAACCACTATCAGTTATTGTGCCAGTTATTATAGTTCCTTCAGGTATACCATTACCTGTTACGGTTTGTCCAGCGAATATACTATTTACAGCAGCAAAAGGATTTGATTGTGGAGATATACTAGCTAGAGTTATACCAATAGTATTTAAACCACCTAGCGATGTAGATCCTACTGTTCCTGTTGTTATAACTGCTTGAACTCCTATTTGTTTTGAAGGAGTATTTATTCTAGCTATCAAAGGATTTGAAACCACATTATAAAAATCTGGACTACCAACATAACTTGCTGTAGGTATTCCATCAAACAAATCTCTATCAGTACCAATAACACTTACAATAGGTGATGTTGGGCCTGGGTAATATTGTATATTGTTTAAGTTGGTTACTGTACTAGCTAAGTTTTCAACTCTACCATGTAAGTTAATACTACTTCTAAATTGTTTTTGTTCTGGTCCAACCTCTGTTAAATCTCTAGGTACTTTGTTTATATTGTCACTTATTAATACCGCGTGTGAAGTTTTTCCTAACTCTTTTAAAGGGTCGTTAGGATATGCAGCCATTATACCTGGTAAATAAACATTGTAATATTCTTGCTCTGTTTGTTTTACAACAATTTTATATGAGTACCAACCTAGTGGATTATAGTCAGTACTTGTTGTGTCTCCATTGTATATACCTGTAGAACCTCCTGGTATTGGATTATTAAATAAAACTTTTAATGAATTACCTGGAAAAGTATCCGCGGTTATATTATTGTTTATATAATCTGAAAAAACAGTTGATCCTAAATATTGTTCATTACTAAATTCTACAGAACTATCACTATTAGATAAAATAACAGTAGATGATCTACCAAATTTATCTGACAATACTATACCAACTTGGTAATTTCTATTTTGTTTAAGTGAAGAGTTAGGATATTCTACTTTACTTGTAGTGTATCTAACATTGCTTGGAGCTGCAAAAGTTAATGTAGTTGCGTTAGGTATAATACCAGTTGTTGCGTTGCTTATAGTAACGCTTGTAGATGTAAAGCTTACAATAACAGTATTAGCTGGGATATTGCTGGCTGTAACTATATAACCATTTTGTATTGATAAACCTGCGGCTAAAGTGTTTATGTTTATTGTTTCAGCCCCACTAACTGTTGAACCGTTTGTTGTAGCTGTAGCCGCACCTAAATCAAATGTAGATTTTTGACTAACAGCAACATTGTAATCTATAGTAGAAGGTGGTATATGTTTGTTTTCAAAGTTTCCATAAACAATTCTATTACTTATAACTTCTTGAGCCAACGCTCTCACTGGAACTTTATCATAAGTTCTAGTTGTTTCAGATGAAGGTAGAACTTTGTAAGGTTTTCTAGACTGGTATTCATATTCATAAACACTACCAGCTGTTTGAGCTCTTACTCTAGACATTTCTACAGTTTCTATAACATTTATAATATTAGAATCAGACTCTTTAAACAATATATCTATTTCTTCTACGTGTAATATAGTTTGAGTTTGAACAGAACTGTAAGGTAAAGGTATTCTAAGAATTATTTTATTAACCTTGTTTTCCATAAACTCTACGACTGTACTTCTGTAAGTGTCTTCTTCATCTTGTATATCAAGAGGTGGAGATTCTTCTATTTCTGTTCCGCTAGGTAAAGGATTTTGCTTGGTCATAAAATAACCATCTTGCTTAGGTATAAAACACTCTTGGGTAAATGGTGACATTATAGAATACTCACCATCAATAAATTTAAATCTATATGCAAATCTTACAAACCTATCTCTTAAATAATCTTTATCACCATTATAATCAGGGTTATAATATGGATTAAAGCTAAATACAATTTCTTCGTCATCTTTATCAATTAATGTTCCAGTTATATTACCGCTAAGACCAACCTGCCAATATGTAGTTTGATCTGAAGAAAAATTAACAGTTAATCCAGTATCTGTAATAACTCCAGTTGATTTGTCTCTACGACCAACTTTTACACCAGCCGTTCCACCACCACCACCCATACTAGTAACTATATCTCCTTGAAATCCTGCTTTTAAAATTTGTAAATTAGATTGACCTGTGGCAGCGTCTGCATTTAAATTTCCAAGACCTCCATCAGGGTAATACAAACTAACAACATCATACATTGTAGTTTCATATTCATTAGATATAGAGGATTCTTTATAAAGCTGTATTGATTGGTAAGGGTTATATTTTGCTACAGATATTTGTTCTTCTATAGTATAATATTGATTGTTTTCAGAAACAAAATTAGACTCGGCTAAGGTTACGTTTATAACTCTAGGTTGATTTCTATTGTCTGTAAAGTATAATAAACCTTCTAATATATTTACCCCTGTTATAGGAAAAGCTGTTGAAAAATTTAAAAACGCACCAGAAACAAGAACTGAAGACAACTCAGTAACAGTGTTGTAAACAACTATAGAATTTTTTTGAGCAGTATTATATGATAATGTAGAGTTATTGTTATCTGTTAAAAAAATAAAAACTCTATTATTTATTTCATCAGAACAATAACCTATAGATACTACGTTACCGCCACCAGTTAAAACTCTAAAGTCACTAATTAAAGAATTACCTAAAACATTTTCTAGCGCACCAACGTTAGCACCTTCAGATCTACTCACTTGAGCGTTCATTGCGTTTCTATATTCGTTAGCTTGTAAAAGTCGATCATCACGATCTTTATTCATTTTACCAGTAACAAAACTATTAGTTGCTTTTGCCATTAAATTTTAGTGTTTTAACCATTTAGATTTACCTCTCATTACTTGAGTAAATTCTTCTAATTTAATATTTGATAATCTTATCTTAGCGTTTCTAAGCGCTGCTCTTCTGTCTTTCTTAAATCTTTGTACTATGTTATCAGCTATGTTAGCTCTATTAGCTAATAGATTATATGATATACTTAAATACATTGCTTCCTCTGCCATTTTAGGTACTCTAGTATCTAAGTCGTAAGCTAAGCCATCAGATATGTATTCTACAACTATTAACTTATTAACTAAGTTACTAGAAAAAGTAAACTTACCTTCTCTTTCGTTTATACCAAACCAACCGTTGCTATTAGCATACTGTGGATTAATACCATATAAAGCGCCCCAATTCCAAGGACCACTTCCAACTCCATAATCTTCAAACATGTAACCATTATCAACCCAGTTTTGATACCATGAAGAGTTTATTAAAGCTTGATTAGCTTCTTGCCATCTTTCAACTGTTATAGAAGTTCCCTCTAAGTTTTCTCCAAAACTATCTTGTGTTGGTATACCTTCATCATCTTGTAGTAGTTTAGTGTAAGGATTTGTTGTTAAGTTATTGTTTGGATATAAAGGTCTCTTAACACCCATTGAATCAATATAACATAAGCTTACGTAGTTTACATAGTCTTGTGGCATTACTAAAGATAAGCTTTCAGGTATTGTAAGCTCTTGTGATTTAATACTTTTTAAAGTATCGTAACTAAATTCTTGTAAAGATCTTTTTGCAAAAAATAATACATCAGATTTTTTAGCTGTTTGAATTATTTTACCGTCACCTACGTAACCTACCATATAGTTATTAACTATATCATTAAGTTTAACGTATTGGTAACCTCCATAGTTTTCTTCTACAGCATCTCCAATAGCTTCTTCTTGTATAGTGCTAGCGTATTGACCACCATCTAATATTTTTAATTGTACAATTATAAATAAATTATTTGCAGGAGCCGCGTTAAAAGTTATAGTGTTGTTAACTACACTATATTGTAAAACATATTCAGACCATGTGCCAGGAGTTCCTGTTGTGCTAGTGTATATTTTAAAATTATTTAAAGTGTATTCAGCAATTATTGGATTCCAATTGCCAAATACCAAGTCTGTATCAAATGTAGTAACAAAGGCACTTTGTAGGGTTACACCATCTGCTAAGAACGCTCCTCTAAAACCTTGTGAACCTTGATAATACTGTTGGTTTGTTTCTGTTATTAATGCCATGTCTTATTAAGATTTTATATTTTGTTCTACCTCTTGTGCTTCTGCAGCAGCTGATTGTATTATTGTTGGATCGTTTATTATTAATCCACAGTATTTTAATATACCTATTATTAAGTTTGTTTGCTCTGATATATCTAATTCAAAGTTTACTGACGTATTAGAGTATATGTATTGACCTAGGTTACCAGTAGTAAATTTCCACTCTGGTGCTACTGGTGTAAACAAAGCGTTTACATTTAAAGCGTTTGGCTGAGGGCTAACTTTTATAAGTACAGAACTATTTGGTCCTGTACCTGTTGTGCATAAAGGATATTGCATAGTTGGAGCTGTCAACGTAGATCTTGTGATCTTAGAAAAGTCACTTTGACTAGCTAACTCAGTAATAGAATCATACTGAGGGTTTGTTGTATTATATGTAGATATTATTTCACCTAATTTAAATATAGTTCCAGCTCCTACGTATTCCCAACCTAGGATACCAGCACCTGCGTTATAAGTAAATGTAGCTGTTCTTTCAAAAGGATATAGTTTATATGAAATGTCTTTAAACATGTTAAAAAACTCTGTATCATTTTGAGTATTGTTTTGGTTTTGACGGTTTACTTGGTTTCCATCTGGAAAATATGATTCAAATATTTCATCTTGAACTAAAGTAGCTAAGCTATTAAACTCTGCTGGAGTTACATAACCTCTTTGCTCTTTGTTTAATATGTACAAGACTGTTGTATATACTGTATTTATATTTACCATTGTTTTTTTTTATTATAATATTGGGCCCGAGTAAACGAGCCCTATATTAGTATCACTTGTTTTTATAGTTTTTTATCTATAGATCTATAAACTTCTACACCTTCGTCAGTTTTTAACCATGAGGCAAACGCTGAATAAGGATTTTCATCAAATGGAACATTCATTAACTTTCTATCATTTGTTCCCCATGTAAAAGATCTTTGATCTCCAGATATTTTTATTATACCCATTTCAACTGCTCTTATAGCAAAGTTTCTAAGTTGTACATTTTCATCATTAGCTAATGATATAAATAACTCAGGATTATTTCTAGCAAATAAGATTACGTCTCTTTTTATTTCTTTAGAACTCATTTCATTTACTTTAGAACCTAATTCAACTCTTAATATTGCTTCAGCAAAATCAACCTCCATAGTCATAGCTGAGTTCATTGCTTCTACTTGACTGTTTAAAGTATCTAATTCATCTACAGCTTCTTCTACAGCGCTATATTCTTCATATGCTTTACCTTTTAAAGGGTGGTATAAAGATAATAATTTTTGTAAATTTTGTTTAGATTTATCTACTTTCAAAGTGCCGTTGTCAAAACGTATATGACCCATTGTGCATTCTCCACTTTGTTCATCAACTAACGGTGAGTCTTGATTTGTAGCATATTTTATTTCTCTTTGTTTTCCAGTATTTTCATCAAAATAAAGCAACGCATGCTTTCTAGTGTGTTTACCTGGTATGGTATATGTTAAAGGTGTTTTATCACCTTTAAGAAAATATACTCTATCTTTTATTTCCCAACTTGGTTTAGCTGGTTTTGTTGGTGCAGTTTTTACCGCTACCTCTTGAGGTGCAACCTCAACAGTTTCTGCTTGAGCTTTTTTAGCCATAATATAATATAATTAAATAGTTTATAAAAGTAATAATTACCCCCGTTGATATAACGAGGGTAAGAATTACATTTGTTGAATCAATTAGATTCCTCTGAATAATACAAAGTTGTTAGCAGCTTGAGTTACTAAACATCTTTCAGATAGGAAGTTTACTTCCATAGCATCAAGAGTTGAAGTCATTGCTCCACCCGCAGAACCAGTTAACCATGATTTCATTCTTCTATCATCAGATTGAGACGCTCTGTATCTTACGTGTAAGAAAGGTCTTCTGATGTTAGTTCCTAAAATTTGATCGTAAACTGTTGAAGTTCCAGCTGGTACTAATACACCTTCAATTGAATTGATACCTACGATACCACCTCTTGTAGATGCGTCGTTTAAGTATTTCCAATCTGTTTTGTAAAAGTCATAAGAACCTCTTCTGAATCCTGAGAATCCAAGGTTTAAAGCCATTTCTTCTGAGTTTTCAAATAAACCAAAAGCAGTTCCTCCAGCAAATCCACCAGAGATGCTTGCTAGCATATCATCAAAATCTAAAGAAGTTTGTCTTTGTAAGAAAAGCATGTTTTCTTCAATTGCTCCTTGAGTGTCTAAGTTTTTAAGAATTGCATCAAACTCATCAAGACCTGCAGCAGCAGTAAATCCTGTTTGTACATTTCCTCTAGACTGTATAGCAGCAAATAAACCTTCTGAACCTGGACTAGCAGCAATTCCTGCAGCACCACCTACTTGGTTAAATTCAGCTTCTACCATACTCATTTCTAGGTAATCTTCAAAACGTAGTCTTGTTTCAGACTCAGCTTTTAAGTACCATAAGTATCCAGAAGTTCCATCTTCAGTTGCAACTTCAACCCAACCGATTTGTGCCATATCAGAACCATTAACTACGTATTGGTTTCTTAGAATAATTGGTGAGTTAGAAAATTGAGTTAATACTGGATCAATAGATATTCTAGGAGCATTAGCAGCAGGCACAGCACCAGCGGCAGTGAAAGCGCCAGCCATACTTTGACCTTTTTGGTAATCAGAACCATATACAAATATCTTAACTCCAACACCTGCAGCAGCTACTGCTAGCTGAACATTATCAAACGGTTGAAAGTTAATTGCACCAGCAGCAAGAAGAGAACCAGCGTAAGCACCAGAATCAGTAACAATACCTTTTGATTCAGCTCCTGAAACAGGATTTAAAACAACGATAGTATCGTTAATTGATATTGTGTTTACAGCAGGAGCTTGTACAGTAATAAGACTTGAAGTACCAGCAGCGTTAGCTACAACAACTCCAGAATAAGAGATGTGTAATCTATTTTGTTCAGACCAAATTACTTGATCAGATGTCATTGGCATTTCAGCGCCAACCATTCTTAAGAATCCAGATAGAGTACGGTTTCCGTATCTTTCTACTTCTTGTTCGTAAATTTCAGGTAAATATTGTTGCGCGAAAGTATTCGTGTTCCCAGCAGCATTACTGTTAAATTGTAGGTAATTGCTGTTCAATATTTCCTGAGTTCCTGAAGGGATTAACCCTCCAAATTGTGGATTTAAAGCCATTTTTTGTTAGTTTTTTTTAGTTAAATTTTCTTGTTTTTATTTTTAGTTTTGTAGAGTCAGCACCACTAATCGCCTTCACTTTCATACCGTTAATAAATACTTCACCTTGAGATTTTCTAGCTTGAGAATCTACAGGGTTTTTAGACTTAGTAACAACGTCTTTAATGGCATCAGCTTTTCCTTGCTCATAAAAATGAGCTGCGATCCTGTCTACATTGTCAGCAGCATACATAGCCTTGTGATAACCTTTAGTATCAATAACATTACCCTCTGTGTCTAAGAACTTCCCGACTAGGTTATTAATGTTTGATTGGTTTTCAGCAACTTTATCTTTATTTTGAATGTTGTACTTATAATTTGTTTCACCAACTTTAATATCGAAACCTTCGAAATCGTTGTTAAAAAGTTCTTTAGTACTTTCTTTAAATTTAGCGTGTTGTTGCTCAGCTGTTTCTTGCTGCTTATTATAGCGATTGAAAAAGTCCATAGCTTTTTGTTGGTCCTGAGTTACGCCGGGTCTCAACTTGATTTCGTCGTAATATTTCTTTTTCGTTTCCTCTAAAAAGTTTTTTGCTTTTGCAATCTCTTCTTTTTTAGCGAGTTTCTTTTTACGGACGTCACGCTCTTCGTCCAAGTCTTCATCAAATGAAAAATTATCTTCCATGATAAATCCTATTTCTTCCTCGTTTAAATGAGGTTTAGCTTTTTTATAGTATTCTTTTAATAAAGTATTTTCATCAACGCTACTATAATCAGCATTTAATCTTGTATAATCTTCTATAGTTCCACCAGTTTCTTCCATAAATGAAACTAATTTTTCTATATTTTCAGGTAACTTTTTGCCTAATATTCTTTCGTCTTGTATAGCTTTTGTTACTTCTTTTTCAACTTGTTTAACTTCAGCTTCAGTTACTTCTTTGATTGGAGAAAACCCTTCAGTAGTCTCGTTGGACTCTTGTACAGGTTCTCCCACCTCTGCGCTATCTCCGGATGGTTTTTCCACAGGTACTTCCTTTGCTTCTCCGATTTGAATGGCATCTTCTTTAGGTATTGTTACTTTAGTTACTTCAGGCGCTGTTTCAATTAAAGGTTCTTTTATGTTAACTTTAATTGGTTCGTCACTTGGTGTTGTTAATTTTTTTGGTGTTTTCTTTTTAGACTTTATTTTAAAGTCACCTTCCTGTTTAACAGGTTCATTTGTTTTTGTTTCTGACATAATATAATATAATTAAATAATTAAATAATTAAGCAAAAGCTTGCATGTCCATACCATCTTTTTCTTCAAAGTTTATAGGTGGATCATCGTTTTGTCTTTGTGCTATTAATTCACTTTGTTGCGTGCCTTCCATTTTAATACGCTTATCTTTACGATCTTCAATTTCTTGTTCTTTTTGTTTTTGAGCCTGAGCCTCTAGCTTTTTTAATTCTAAATCAAACTTATGTTGCATTTGCATTTTTTGCTGATCAAGTTGATGAGCAGTATTCATGCGTTGTATTTCCATTTGATTTTTAGCTTGCTCTAATTTTACTGTAGCTCCAGATATAGCTTCTTGCTTTTGTACTTCAGCCATAGCTGTTTTTTCTGCAGTTTGAGCTTGCGCTTCTGCTTGAGCTTTAATATTAGCTTGTTGCGCTGCTTGATCTTGCTTAGCTTTAGCTTTACGCTTAATCTTAAGCATTTGATTAGCTAATTTAAGATTTTTAATTTGTCTTAAATCTATAGCATCTTCTAAATCAATACCACCTTTTTGTAAAGCAACTTGTATGTTTTGTTCTAACTGTTGTTGTTCTTCTTCGTCTGGCTCTAATTCTAAAAATATACCAAAGTCATGTAAGTTTAAATTAGATACTTCAATTAAAGTATTTACATTATAGCTAGATATAGAGTTTTGTAGTGAAGCAGCGGTTAGTGGAAACTCTAAAGCATCAGCTATTTTTAAAGCTATGTTTTCTGCTATTATAAGACTTATATATAAACTAGACTGCTTAATATGTCTTGTGGCAACATTAGACGCGTTAGCAGCTATCTTTTGTAGTCCTACTAATGTTTGTTTGTCTGGTGTGCTACCATCACGAGCTTCATTAAGTCCGGTTACATCACGTATCATTTGTAAATAATATTGATACGTGTTAATAAGACTTTGAATTTTTTGCTGACCACTAGAGCTACTAAGTTCTTGTATTGGAACTTTACCAGCGTTCATATCACCATCTTGCGTGAGAGATCTACCAACAATACTACCAGTTTGGAAATACATATTCAATGCCTCTGCTGGGTTATAGTTTGTGCCATTACCTAAATCAACCTCTGCTAAACCATCCATGTCTAAATAAACACCATCAGGTACTATTCTAGACATAACTTGTTGTAGCTTTAAATGTGTTAATTGAATCATATCAGCAAAACCTATACATTTGCTTACTAATGATTCTATTCTACCTTTATATATTCTAGGCGCGCATATAGCGTAATTCATTTTAACTTTTGTAGTATCTGCCGTAGGTCTTGACATGTTTTCTGCAAGCTGCCATTTTAATATAGTATCAGTACCTAAAACTTTAGCACCGCTATATAAAACCTCTATAGATCTTGATACTCTTTCAAAGTTATCATTTTCTGGTGGATTAAATGTGTCTGGCTTTTCTAAAGCTTTCATTAACCCTTGTTCTGTTTGTTTTATTTTAAATACTTGATTATGGTATGTTTTATAATCAAAATATAAAACCTGAACAGTGTTCTCATCATAATCACCCCAACCAGTAACGTAAGATCTGTTACCTGGCATTGCTTGTATTCTTTTTAATTCTTCTTCACTAATATCTGGAAACTCTTTTTTTAGTTCAGGTATTGTTATAGCTTTTAATTCACCAACATAGTATATGTCTTCAAAGTTTGGATCTTCAGAATATGAATACACCATGTACGCTGGATCAACATAGTCAACTGTAATTCCTTCAGCTGTATTAAAGTTAGTTTTAGCAGCACCAATACCTAAGACAGTTAAGTCCATGTTTATTCTACGTTTAACTAAATCATATTTGTTTTGTGCTAAAACAGTAGATATAGCTTCTTCTTCTGCTATTTCAATTGACTGCTTGTAACTAAGTTGCATGTGTAACTCTAGTTCTTCTGCTGTTTCTGGTATTACATCTTTGTTTGGGCTTTGGTATAAATCAATACCTAATGTTGCGTTTAAAGAATCTAAATATTCTTTAGCCACCATATCTTCTTGTAGTCTTGAAGCGTACTCTGTTCTTTTCTTTATAGATTCAGGGTCTTGAGCATAAGCTTTTATGTCGTAACTTTTATTTGATATACCATTTACAACTATATCAACAAACTTAGATAATATAGGAACTGGCTTCCAGTCTAAATTAAGATAAGACAAATCACCATTAATAGATAACTCATCTTTGTATTTTTGTATACTTTGTTCACCACGAGCGTACAGTCTTAATTGGTGAAATTGATTCCAATTAGTTAAATATCTGTTACCAGAAGTTCTGCCTTGACCAAACCACTCATATTCTATCGCCATAGCAACTTGACTTCCGTATTCCAAACTTGCTTTTTCAGCATCACTTACTACTTGACTAGGGAAAGCACTGTTTGTGTTAGTATATATATTCATTTAACTTATAATTTTTGATGTAGTTCCTTGATTATTGTATTTTTTAATACCTAAATCTATTGCTTTTAATTCAATTTTATTAACTGGTGAGTATCTATGTTTATTGCAAGCCATTAAAGCTAGTCCTGAACTAATAGAAGCATCATGAGATGTTCTATTGTTTATATTAAATTGAGCCCAGTCTTCTAATGTTCTTTGAAAGTAAATATCACCATAACCTGTTTCTCTTTTACCAACAAAGTTTTCTATGTACGTTTCTATTGCGGACGCGTGTGCTTGTTTTATATCTTCACTAGAATTAGGTATACCACCTATTTCTCTTTCTGTTATAGATAATTTATTTCTTTTTTTATCTGGTCTATTCATAGCAAAACCTCTATAACCTCTACGTTTAAAATAATAAAGTAATCTAGGTTTATTGTTTTCTGCTAATATCGGCATACCATAAAACACGCAAGCCATAAGTACATCTTCAAAAAATATTTCAGCTGTTTGTGGACGAGCGATATATTCTAAGAAAAAATGATTTGGCGGTACTTCTTCCATGCTAAACTTAGTTAAGCCATGTAAAGAACCGTTAGAACCTCTTTTGTCTACCGTACCTGATATATCATATGGATCACATCCAAAAGCACCACAGTGCTCATTGCCAGGATAATTAATTCCGTGTCTTGTAAATCTTTTGTTTTGTAAATGTATTGGTGGTACCCAAGTAATTAAAAATCTACCATTTTTGTTTGGCATAAAAATTACTTTACTATCCTTTTGTCCGTTTTCCCATTGAAAACTACCTTTAGTTACTTGCTTAAAGTTTTGTACGTCTTCGTTAAAATCTATTTGCTGATAAATTTTAGTTAGATTAAATAAAGATTGTTTTGATTCATCTCTAAAAGCATGTTTAGTTGTGCGAGGAAACTGTCTATAAAATTCGTTTAAACCGTCTTGATCATCTTTAAGACCTTCTACTTCATTATTCCAGTATTCAATAACCCCGATTTTGATTGGCGTTCCATGAGGTCCATGCACTTTTTTTGATGGTGTTTCGAAGACAGGATAGCCATAAGAATCAATGTATCCCTCGTAATTCCACTCCATAGGAATGAACAAAGAATATAATCCTGAACGAGTTTGTCCATTGGCATTTCTTTTTGTAACGTCTGAGTCATCGTATAATTTTTTAAAGTTTCTACCACCTTTGTCTAAAGCGTTTGATGTTGATCCCATCATACACTTACCAATAATTCTAGAACCTAGTCTTAATGTTGTTTTAGTTACACGCCAGTTGTTTTGTATATCATTAGGTCTTTCCCACTTACCACTTTCATCATGTACTAATAATCTTAGTTTTTCACCATCATAAGCATTGTCACCTGTGTTTTTCCAATCAATAGTTGTATCAAGTCCTGTTATGTCTTCTTGTTTATCTGTAGAAACTATAGATCTTCTTGTAAACTTAGAAGCTGGCACACGATACGCTAGCTCTGTTTTAGGTCGATCCATACCGTCTTGTATTGGTTTAAAAAAGAAAGGATAGTTGACTGATATTGGTACTACTTTATCTGTAAACATTTTTTTAGCATCAGCACCTGACTTTGATAATATACCAAAACGCGCATCGGTTGATATTGTAGCCATGTTAACAGTTTCACCAGATGCCATAAATGAAAATCCAGATCGTCTGTTTTTTAGGTAACACATACCGTAGCTTCTGTCATCAGCTCTACAAGCTTCCCAAAATATAAAAAATAATCTGTTTGATTCTCTAAAGTCTGGTTGGCCAACATCAATTTTTGACCATTGTAAATACATGTAATGAGTACCAGTTATAAATATAGGTTTATCTTTGTTTATATACCAAAAACCTTCTTCACGTCTTTTAAACTCAAGATCAATATAGTCATACCACTGTTCTTTAAAATCTTCAGGGTATTCTCTCCAATCAAATACTGTTTTTATTTTACTTAATACTTTAGGATAATCAAACCTAGTCCATTTATTCTTTTCAAACTTATGAACATTGTTTTGTTTAGGTAAAGCTATTTTAAGATTTTGTATCTCATAAACTTCTCCAATTTGTCCAGTCTTAGATATAACAATCATATCATGATCATCATTATATCCGTACTCCCATTTATTATACCTATTCATTCGTTTAAGAATTTTAGGTTTAATATAATCAGGTAATATTTTATATAAAGTTTGCTCGTACATTATTTAGATCTTCCTTCAGCAAAACCACGAAACGTAGTTTCTTTTTTAACTTCTTTAGGTTTTTCTTCTAACATATCTTGTTCTTCATTAATACGATTAAGTATTTCAAAGGCATCAAATATAGCTAGCTTTTTTGTAGCTGCTGCGTTTTTAAGTCTGTCAGCTGATATATCATCGTCTGAATCTACTATAGGTTCTTTTGCAACCTTAATTAATTCCTCAACTGCTACTTGCCCAGCTTGGATTATATTCAACTTCGTTTCCTTCGTTTTCATACTTTATAACAATATCATTTGATTTCATACAATATAGTCTTTCCTTTTCAATTAAAAATTCCCATTCACCGTTAGGCGTATAACCTACTAGGTCTCCAGGGTTAATTTTAAGCTTGTTTAAGGAGCTATTGCCATATTTTAATATACCAATAAGACTTGCTTCTTTATCTAACGTTAAATCTTCTTTGCTTTTTATAGGTTTTATAAAACACCTATCACCAAAGCTATTCCAACCGTCAGAATTTTTATATAAATATATTTGATCTATAGAACAGAAATAAAGATTATCTTTAAAAAAAGATCTACTTTTTTTCTTTTTACCTTTCATATCGTAAAAAGTTCTAAATACGTTTTGATGTATAACAACAATATCTCCAATTTTAATATCAAAATTAAAAGCTAAAGGTGTTTTAATAACTTTAGCTAATCTATTTACAAATTTAAAACTTTCAATTTTAGTATTTAAAACAAGACTTTTACCATCTATGTTTACTGTATTACTGTATTTATCCCCTAAAGGTTCTACAATAAAATCATACAAACTTTTCATTAATACTCTAAATCATATTCAACTGATATTGCCATGTTAGAATTAAATTTTTTCCATGGCAATATTTCGTTGTTTTTTTTGATGTGTATATTATAAGAGTTGTCTGAGTCTTCAAAAAGTATATGTGATATTTCGTGACCACCATAAACTTGCTGACCTACAGAATAATGCATAGCATCGTTCTTGTAGTCTGACCCAATACTAATCTTTCTAATATTATTTGTCATCTTCTTTTTCGATCTCAGTATAAGAACCGTCTTTTAAGTCAATGTTTACTTGACCATATTCGTCTTCTAGTTCTTTTTTAGTAGCTTCTATCTCTTTAGATAGTTCAGCTATTTGTCCGTGAATGTTTTGTTTTTGAACATCTAGTACTCCTAAAGTTCTTAATCCTTCTGTTAATTTAGCTTGTTGATCTTGAACGGTTTTAAGTTGTTCTTCTGTGATCATTGCTTTTACTGTTTCTTCTGATTTTTTCATTTAATTTAATTTAATTGTTAATTTACTCTTAGTTATATAGTTACTTGTTTTTTTACTATTTACCTGCTACAATATCAGTAGCTGTTGTGCTAGTATTTAGAACGTAATCTACAGATACAGGTAATATACTTCCTGCTGGTACTCCTTTAAATAAAACTGCATCTCCAGCAACAGGTGCTAAATCTTGCACGTTTAAAATTGCTCTTGTGCCTCCGCTAGCCCCAGCTTGTATTACTGTTATAATATCTCCTGGAGAATAATTTGATCCAGCAGCATTTACAGCTATAGTTGTTATTGCTCCATTAGGTGCGCTTGTTAATGTAATAGTTGCGTTATCACCTGATGCAGCTTGAACTAAAGTTATAACATCACCTACAGTATAACCAATTCCTCCATCTGTAAAAGTAAACGCGGTTACAACACCAGCGTTTACAGCTACTGTTCCTTCTATACCTGTTCCTGTTCCTCCAGTTACACTATCTATAGCGCCTGCTGAATAACCTGTACCAGCAGCGCTTAATGTTGCTGTTGGTAATGTTACTGTTATATCTACAGTTAAACCAGCTGGTTGTTTAGCTGGTGATTTAGGTACAGTGCTAGTTACTGATGTTAGTAATCCGTTAGCTGTTGCATAACCAGAACCATTTGACAAAGCGTTGTATGAAGGGTTTGAACCGTAAGGATTTGTAGCATCTAAAGCTGTTACAGTTCCTTGAACCCCTACAACACCTGAAAGTATACAGTTAATATCTCCAGTTACACCTACGTATAATACAGAACTGTTAAGGTTTGTGCCTAGTGTTCCAGTTTGGTTTTCAAATAACCAAGCTGATCTTGCATCTATAGTATTATTAGGTGTTATAGCTAATGCTTTTCCTATAGTACTACCATTAATTGGAAATAATCCCATAATTTATTTTTTTTATTTATTACTTATTGATTTAAACTTTTCTGCGCCTCGTGAACCAAAATAAGCCACGTAGACTGTTGTTGTTAGAGTTTTTAATAAACCTATCCACTCTTGTTCTACTGTGAATGATAATGCTTCATGGCTAT